TCAGCAATGTTTGTAGGTACGAAAGCAAACTCGTCAAGGAATATAATATTATATGATCCACCCCTAATAGCACTTGAAGAAGTGGCAGCGGCAACAATCGTTGATTTATTTTCTAATTCAATGTTACCTTTATTCCAGTTAACTACTCCTTGTTGCATCCACTTTGGTAAGTTTTCATATGCAAGTTGTAATCTTCCTAATATATCTCTAGCAGTAGATGACTTGTTGGCAAGTAAAGCAATATTAGAGTTTGGATTAAACATTGCATAGTGCATTAGATAAGAAACTGTTGTTGTTGATTTACCTGATTGTCTAGGTAGTTTGCAAATTGTAAATCTATTATTGTGAATAGTATCTACTATCTTCTTTTGAAAATCATACATCTTAAAAGGTACAAGACCTTCGTCAAGTGATACAATTCTCACATATGTTTCCATAAAGTAAATAGGATCAGCAGCACACTTTTGATATTCTAAAATTTGTTCTTTAGTAAACTCTTGTGGTATGTTGATCTTTTTTAAATTAGGGTTACCTAAATATGCGTCTGTTACTGCCATTTTAATTATATCCGAACCATCCTGTTATTATATATTTCTCGTGTGTGTCAGAAATTTGACCACTATGAGTATGTGTAAAATCAGTTGGCCATATTAAAGTTAAACCTTTTTTAGCAGGTGTTGTTAATTTTTGATATTTAAAATTTGTTCCTGCATTAGGTACATCATTTAAATATGTCATCCATACTAAACAACGCTTTTCCATTTTAGAAGTTCTTTCACAATGCTCAGCAAAGTATCCTCCACCTGGTGGATAGTGTTGTATATTTGCACCTTCAGTCATACCAAAAGCATTAAACTTTTTAACTTCAGGATATTCTTTTTGATATAATTGAACACACTTCTTTAATGCGTTTTTATATGCAACAAATCTATCTTCTTTATAATCAGGATGTAAACCTAAATCTGTGGAATGTTTTAATTCTTTATTAACATTGTAAGGTCCACCAATAACACCTTCTTTTTGATGTTCTTTATTATCTTTAAATAATTGTATTAAATCATCACATATTTTTTCATCTATGTACCAACCTCCTACAAAACTTTCAAGTGGTGTATCTAATTTAATCATTTTTAACCTCATCAAAAGCGTCAGGCAATCTTTTTAAAAAATTTCTTCTATTATCGTGTTTCTTTAATTCTCTACTATCAAATTGTTCAGCAGGAGGAGTAGGCGAATTTAATTGATCTACTCTATAATACTTATAATGATTTGGCATATTTGCGTCTGCCCATTTTCTATACTTCATTGTAAATTCAAAATCATCCATTGTTAACATTGTTTCTGTTTCTTCAGAATATTCACTATACATTACTTTTACATTATCTTTTGTTAATTCAAATATATATTTGTCAATTGCAAAAAGAGTTTCTTTATTTTCAGCGTGTAAAAATCCAGTCCACGCTATACCTGCTGATTGAACCCAACGAAGCATTTGTACACCTACAATATTAGTTCCTTCAAAAGCGGCAAACCATCTGTTTGCTTTAGTAGTACCATAACCTCTTTCTCCTCTATTAGTCCATTCAAATATGTTGCCATATAAATCTTTTTCATTGCCTCTTAAATAATATTCTTCATTTAAGGTATGTAAAACATAACAATTTAATTTGTTAATTGCTTTTACAAGTGAACCGTCTTTTGCAAGATGATTTTTAGCAATATATTCTAATGCTATTTTTTGATTTACTTCTTCAATTTTTAGGTGTGATGTCTTTGCCTTCAAAGTTTTCATTTTCAATTTTCCTCTCACTATTTGTTTCAACAGTTTTTTTATTTAACATCTTTTGTAGTTCAGCAGTTGAACCTACAAATAAAGCATTCTTAATATTGGCATTTGTTTTATTGGGTACTTCTTTTAAATCTTTTAATTTTTTTTGTAAGTCTTGTAATTTATCAACTGTTGTTCCTACTTGACCTATTAGTTGTCCTGCAACTTCATATGCTCTAGGATGTTGACCTTCTTTTGCAATATCAAGTATACCTTGAATTGCCTCTTGTCCTTTTTCTATAAGACTATAATAACTTTCTCTACTGTAATCATAATCAGTATTAATATCTTTCTCAACTGCTAATTCTAATTCACCTTCTTTTCTTTCAACAGGTGGATTAAATTCTTTTTGTACAGTTGTAGGTGTATCAACACCTAATATATCATTGACTCTATCTTCTAATTTACTCATTACGTATCATTTCCACTTGACGGATCAAATCTTTTACCGTCTGCAAAAAAACTAATTGTTGTTGTAAATCCAAAATCATCATCTGCGTCAGCAGTTGTTGGATTAGGTAACACTACAACTCGTTCCTCTCTTGTTAATTGAGGGTCTGTATCTGCCCCCAAATCTGCTTGTGCCTTTTTAATAACACCTTGATTGTTCATAGGACCAAACAAGTATGTTTTAGCAGTAAAGTTAATAGTATATATAACGGCTCTACGATTGGTAAATTCACCGTCATAACTATCCTCATAATTAATATTTCCTAGTACAATAGGTATATCTCTTTTAATATCTAAATTAGGAACCATATTAACTGTTACTGTATAGTCAGGTTGAAAGTAAGGTAAAATTTGTTCAACTATTTGTAATCCATCTTCAGCAGTTGCTGTAAAAAGGTATAGTTGTAAATCAATATTATAAGGTACTGGTGTATAATTAAAATTAGTTTTCTTTCCATCTTCACCTGACTTAACTTGTGAATATTTTTGAACACGAGTTAATTTTCTACTTGCGTCATAACTTAATCCAGTAATTTCAAAACCCATACGAGGTAAAGATGTTGCAAATTCTCTACTATTTAAATTTGCTTGTTGATCTAATCTGACCATAAACTTTTCTTTTGGTGCATATGCAAGAGGTACTTTTATTCTACTAGTTACACCACCTGTACTATTAGTTCTTTGAATAACTATATTATTAAACACTTGTCCAAATGCAACAATAAGTTTTCTTAAACTTTGATTATAAAATCTATTACCTAACATTATTTACTATCCTCATCTCCAAATGGATTTCTTTCAGTAAAGTCTAGTATATCATCTAATGCTGATGATGTATCAAATCCTGCTTCAGTATCTAAATCTGTATTAGAAGCATAAGATGATTGAGTTTGTATTGCTGATTCTGTAAAGTCTTCGTTCATTAAAAATTGTGGTTCACCTGTTGATAAATTTTCTTCTAATAGTATTGATCCTTCACCATCTAAAGCAACCTGACCACTCTCTAAAGTAAATTTGTAATTTAATTGATTTAATGTGTACTTGTCTCCAGCACTATCAATAACATCTAAACCTGTATCAAGTTTCTCACTAGAGTATTCCCAACGTGTTACTCTTAATTTGTAAACTGGTAGTTGACCTAATGCAAAGAAAGGTTCCTGATCTTCAACAAACTGTATTTCAAAAAATGAGTTCATCAAAGGATAATAAATTATATCACCTTCGTTAGGTCTACCTGTAGCAATTAAACTATCTTTTAAACCAACGTGATAATCCCACGCTCTTTTAGATACCATAAATGTAGTATCTTCTCTAATCTCTAAACCAAATTTTGAAACTATTTCTTGTTGACCTGCAAAACCTTCAGTCGACTCTATGTACATTTCTACCATCCAAGAGTCATCAAACCTAGAAGTTGTATCTTCTCCTAGAATTAAATCTCTATTGACTAGTGTTCTCGGCAGGTAATAAACATCGTGGCCGTAAATCTTTAGGCCCTCTACGATTAAGTCTTCGTAAAGTCTTTTCTCGTTTTGATTACCAATGCCGTTGCCACCTTGAAAGTAATGATTAACTGGCATAGCATTATCCTATCATAAAGGCTGGGTTTAATTCGTATGTACTTCTTATTTCTTGTTCTAATTTTTCTATATCAGCAAGTGACTCAGAATATATTTGTTGACCATTTAAAGTTACACCACCGACCATTGCAACGCCATTAAATTTAGATAAGTTAGCACCCCATTGTTTTTTAAATAAAGCAGTTACATATCTTTTTAAAAATATGTCATTAAAAACATCTGTATATGTGTTAGGGTCTAATCTTCTATAACATTCTATTACTAGGTATTCATCTTCTTGTAAATCATTTTTCCAATCCATATCAATATATAATCTATTATCGTGTTGATTAAATCTCATAGGTTTTTCACCTACAAGTATATGATCTAAAAAATCTAAATGTCTTAATACAACATCATAGTTGATTATAGATGTTGAAGAAAAATCATAAAGGTCATTTAATCTTAATTGATACCTAACATCAAATAGATTCATATTACCTTTGTTAGTGATTGGAAATATATTAATAACTGAAAGAACGGTCTCTGGTACTACTAGATAATTTTTATCTTCATACCAAGTTGTTGAAACACCAGTATCTTTTAAATCTGTTTTTGTTTCACTTTCAGCATTTAAACCAGACAAACGAGCTTTGTCAGCAGCAGTTAATTTGTATTTTAGATATGTTCTTCTAATACCGTCAGAATGAAATTGTTGAAAATACTGTACGGCTTCGTCTATTCTATCTTCTAATTGGTCATCATCAGCATTAATTTCAATCACTGGTTTACCCAATGCTCTTAATGCGTATTGCTTTAATGTTTCTCGTGTTGATGGTACTGCCATAAAAATCCTTATCTTTTATACTATTTATAAGATTTATTTAATGGTAGGAAAGAGATTATCAGCACAAAACAACTTAATATCTTCTTCAGGTAA